CTGGCAGGTCGGGCGCGGCAGGACTGGCGGATCGCGGGGCGTCTCGAATGCCTCGATCTTGTCAGCGCGAACTTGCCGGATTTCCTTGGCGGCGAGGATATCTGCGGGCGCCCAAGAGGCCAACGCGGGCAGCATGTGCGACGGGTAACCGTCATAATGCGTGTACACATGGGCCCACCTACCGGGCCCGACTTCGATGGCAATCTGCGCGCGCGTGCTCATGGGCGTGCCCCTCAGATCAGTTTCAGCGCGGCCAGAAAAACGCAGGCGGCGGCAAGCTGTGCGGTCGGAATTTCGATCTTGAGATGGGAGAAGAGGTTCGAAGCTTCGGCAACGATCCCCTCTTCCCGCAGCGCGGCTTCGATCATCCGCGCAGCTGCGTCAGGGTTTTTGGTGTTGAGGGGATCGGGCAGCGTTGCGTGGTCGATACGAATGGTGGTGATGGCGATCATGATCTTGTCCTTTCAGGATTGGGGAGTGGTGGCGGCGGTTTCTGCCTCGGCGCGGCGGCCTGCATCGAAGACAGCGACCAGCGCCGAGCGGATCGCCCAGACAGCGATGTCGTGGAAATCAAGCCGGTCGCGATTGCGGGTCTCCAGCGTCTCGAGAAAGAGGTGGCGCTGGGCGATGTCGAGCAGCAGCGCGTCACGGGCGGCTTCGGGGCTGGGTTTACGCTTGGCCATGATCATTCCTCCCAGCGGTGTTCAGGGTGGGTGGTCTGCGCGCGGGCTTCGTCGCGCATCATCTCTTGGGCGCGTGCCATCTCGACCATCCCGTCGGCCTGGCTCATCCGCCCCGACATGACTTCGTCCATGACCCAGTTGACCCGTGCCTCGGCTGGGCTGGTATGGTCTCTCCACCCTTCGCTCATCGAGCTGTGTCCCATCCGTTCTTGTGCGCGCATGGCTGTCTCCGACCCTTTTCCGGGGGTGCGCGATGCACCCGCTTCCTCAAGACCATGAATCGCTCTATCCGGGAGTGTAATCAACTCAAATAGACCATCTTTCCTGTTTATTTTCAATATGTTGAGGTTACTCAAAGCCCCATGGAAGGTATAAGCGAACGCGCCTATGCGACCCATTCCGGCCTGTCGCGCGGGGCCCTGCAGAAGGCCCGCAAGACCGGCCGTCTGGTGTTGTTTGCCGATGGATCGATCAACGCGGCCGCCTCGGATGCGCGCAGGGTCGCGATGACAGATCCGGATCAGCAAATGCGCTCAAAGGGTGGCTTTGGGGGTAGTGGCGGAGCCAGCAGCGATGGAAATACGGTCTCCGGACCGGGTGACAGCACCTCCTATCTGAAGGCCCGGACCGCGCTGACGGTCTATCAGGCGCAAGAACGGCAGCTGTCGATCCAGAAGAAAAAGGGCGTTCTGGTCGACCGCGCACGGGCAGAGACGCTGGTGTTTCGCCTGGCGCGCCAGGAGCGCGATGTCTGGGTCACCTGGCCCACTCGGGTCGCAGCCCTCATGGCCGCACAAATATCCGCAGAGATGGAGAAGGCATCGGGCGTGCCCGTGACGATCGAGACTGCGATCCTGCAGAGGGCGCTGGAAACCCATGTCCGAGAGCAGCTCACCGCCTTGGCCGACCTCAGGGTCTCGCTTGCATGAAGAAGAACACGACAATAGTCTGAACGACGGCGATCTAACCGACAGCCTCGATCTCGCCTTTGAAGGCGCCGAGGACATCCTGCGGGTCTGGCGGCGCGGGATCCGCCCTGATCCGAACATGACGGTGTCGGAGTGGGCGGACAAACACCGCAAACTGTCGTCGCGAGCTTCCGCTGAGCCCGGTCAGTATCGCACGGCCCGCACGCCTTATCTGCGCGAGATCATGGATGCGCTTTCGCCCAGCCACCCGGCGCAGCGCGTGACGTTCATGAAGGCCGCACAAGTCGGCGCGACCGAGGCTGGCAACAACTGGATCGGCTTTGTCATCCACCACGCGCCGGGACCGATGCTTGCCGTGCTGCCCACTCTGGAGATGGCAAAACGCACATCGCGCGGCCGGATTGACCCGCTGATCGAAGACAGCCCGGCGCTGAAGGAGCGGGTGAACCCCGCGCGCTCACGTGACGCCGGCAATTCGATGCTGTCCAAGGAGTTTCCGGGCGGCATCCTCGTGCTGACCGGTGCCAATTCGGCCACCGGCCTGCGCTCGATGCCCGCGCGCTATGTGTTTCTCGACGAGGTCGACGCCTATCCGGCTTCGGCCGACGAGGAAGGTGACCCGGTCACGCTGGCCGAAGCCCGCACCACCACCTTTGCGCATCGGCGCAAGGTGTTCATGGTCTCGACCCCTACGATCCGGGGGCTGTCGCGCATCGAGCGCGAGTTCGAGGCCTCCGACCAGCGCCGGTATTTCGTGCCCTGCCCGCATTGTAACCACAGGCAATGGCTGCGTTTTGAGCGGCTGCGCTGGGCGAAGGGGCAGCCGGAAACGGCGGCCTATGTTTGCGCGGGCTGCGAACGCCCCATTGCTGAACATCACAAGACGGAGATGCTGGCATGTGGCGAGTGGCGGGCGACTGCGGCCTCAAACAACCCGAACGCCATCGGCTTCCACCTCTCGGCGCTCTATTCGCCAATCGGCTGGAAATCTTGGGAACAGATCGCGCGGGACTGGCTTGCAGCCCAAGGCTCGGACGACATGCTGCGCGCTGCGCGCAACACGCTCTTGGGCGAGACCTGGACCGAGAGCGGTGAGGCGCCGGAATGGCAGCGGCTGGCGGATCGGCGCAGCGCTTTCTCGGCACAGATCCCCACAGGCGGGCTGTTCCTCACCGCCGGGGCCGACGTGCAGAAGGATCGGATCGAGGTCGACATCTGGGCCTGGGGCCGGGGTCTCGAGAGCTGGCTAGTCGATCACATCGTCATTCCGGGCGGTCCGGACGATCCGGCCTGCTGGGACCGGCTGACTGCACTCCTTGGCCAGACATGGGCGCATGAGAGGGGCGCGATCATGACGCTGGCCAAACTTGCCATCGACACCGGCTACGAGTCGGCTGCCGTCTATGCGTGGTCGCGCAAGCAGGGCATCGCACAGGTGGCACCCGTGAAGGGTGTCGAGGGCTTCAACCGGGCCACGCCGGTCTCGGGGCCGACCTTCGTCGATGCCACAGTAAATGGGCGCAAGCTGAAGCGCGGCGCGCGGCTCTGGACCGTGGCCACCGCCACCTTCAAGGCTGAGACATATCGGTATCTGCGCATTGAGCGGCCGTCGGAACCCGACGCGCCCAACCCCGCAGGCACGATCCACCTGCCAGACTGGGCCGACAGCGAATGGCTCAAACAGCTGGTGGCCGAGCAGTTGGTCACGATCCGCGACCGACGCGGCTATGCCCGCCAGGAATGGCAAAAGATGCGTGAACGCAACGAGGCACTGGATATCCGGATCTATGCCCGCGCCGCCGCTTGGATCCTTGGGGCCGACCGCTTCGACGAGCGGATGTGGCAAAGCCTCGAAAAACAGGCCGGGGTGGAGACCGTCACTATCACGCCGAACACCGCGCCTGAGAAACCAACAGCCCCGCAAGCTGGGCAAGTAACCACGCCCCGGCGACGCGGCTGGAAGATCAGCACACCCAAATACATGGAATGATGGATCCCAATGACTCTCGATGACCTCAAATCCCGCCACAGCGCACTCTTGGCTGCGCGTTACAGCGGCACGCGCAGCGTGAGCTATGACGGCAAGAGCGTCACCTATGGCTCGGACGCCGAGCTGGCGGCGGCGGTTTTTGACATCGAGCGGCGGATTGCAGCACTGGAAAAGCCCGGTCGCCGCGTCCTGCGCCCTTATGCCGTGAAGGATCTGTGATGACCGGCGCTCTGAACTGGCGGCAGCGTCTCGGTGCCTTCATCGGTGGTTTCGACGCAGGCCAGCACCATCGCCGCTTACGCGGCTTTCGCGCCACGCGCGCGCATGTCAACGCGCTGATCGCAGCAAGCGGGCCCGACATCACCGCCCGCGCCCGTTGGCTTGTGCGCAACAACGGCTATGCGGTGAATGCGGTCGAAAGCTGGGCGGCCAACACCGTCGGCGATGGGATCAAGCCGATCTCGAAGATCGCGGATGCCGCGCGCAAAGAAGAACTGCAGAGGCTCTGGCTTGGCTGGACCGACGAGGCCGATGCCGAGGGCCTGACTGATTTCTATGGGCTGCAGCGGCGCGCGGCGCGGGAAGTCTTCCTCGCGGGCGAAGTGTTCTTTCGCTTCCGCCCACGGCGCGCGGGTGATGGGCTGAGCGTGCCTGTGCAGCTGCAGATGCTGCCGGCAGAGATGTTGCCGCTGGAACAGACCGGCGTTGCCGCCAATGGCAATCCTATCCGCCAGGGCATCGAGTTCGACCGGATCGGACGGCGCGTGGCCTATCATTTCTTTCGCCGCCACCCGGGCGACAGCACCGATCCGGGGCTTGCGGGCGAGATCGTGAGGGTGCCCGCCTCCGAAGTGATCCATGTGATCGATCCGGTCGAGGGCGGCCAATTGCGCGGGGTCTCAAAGCTGGCTCCCGCCATCGTCAAGCTGTTCCTGCTCGACCAGTATGACGATGCCGAGTTGGACCGCAAAAAGGTCGCGGCGATGTACGCGATGTTCGTCACATCCCCCGCGCCGGAAAACCCCCTGGCACCGGACGATGAAGATGGGCCAGACGGAGTAGAGATCAGCCCCGGCCAGATCGTGCGGCTGGATCCAGGCGAGGATGTCACCATAGGCCAGCCTGCCGACAGTGGCGGCACTTACGAGCCATTCCAATACCGCACATTGCTGCAAATCTCGGCAGCACTGGGTATCCCCTATCCGTACCTTGCCAATGACATGGTGAAGGGCAACTTCTCGAATTCACGCCTGGCGCTGATCGAGTTCCGCCGCCGCGTCTCGGCCTGGCAGCATTCCGTCATGGTCTGGCAGCTCTGTCGCCCGGTCTACGCGCGCTGGATGGACGCCGCTGTGCTGTC